TTCCGTCAAGACGAAATGAGAAGATGAATAATTACTATGACAATGCTGTCAATGAATTTAGAGCGTGGAGAGAAAAAGCGCTCAAGTCGATAGCTCGAAGGATAGAGGAGGCAAAGCCGAAAGAACAAAAAGTAGAGGAAGAATGGACGAGGCTCAAACGCTCAATATATTCCTCTGCTTCTACAATTAAGGGTATCAATGACGGTACGGAAAGAGGATATAATAAAGCCTTGTTTGTTTCCAGTATTTACGGTAAAGTTGAAACATACGCAAAGCGCGGTGACTTGACAATTGTAGAAAAGGCAATTGCTTATGTTAGAGAGCTAAATAAACAATCCTCTATCATTACTGAGCGTCATAAATTCTTTAAACTTGCTGAGACAGCGAAAGCTGTATGCGAAGCTCAGGAAGTAAGGTCAAATAAAGAAGATACTGAAATACTTTTTGATGGTGGCCGGGTAATCAAAAACTATTCCGAGAACAGGGTGCAGATAGTTTTTGACACAAAGCCGCAACCGGACGTTATTTCAAATCTCAAACATAACGGTTTTCATTGGTCACCCCGTTTTTTGGCATGGCAACGCCAATTGACGAATAATGCTTATTATTCTGTTTCTCGTGTAATTCCTATTACTATTGAACAATTGATGAAAGGAGAAAACAAATGAACATTGGTTTATTGGCTGTTGATAGTACTTATCCAAACCTTGCGTTGATGAAGATTAGTGCTTATCATAAAGCACGTGGTGATAGTGTTAAATGGTATAATCCTCTCTGTTGCTATGATAAAGTGTACATGTCGAAAGTTTTCAGCTTTACGCCCGATTATGGTTACTACATCAATGCAGATCAGGTAGAGAAAGGTGGAACCGGCTACGATATATCAAAGAATTTGCCGAAAGAGATAGACCGGACATATCCGGATTATAGCTTGTACGGTATTGGTAAAGAGGCTTACGGCTTTTTGACGAGAGGATGCCCGAATCGCTGTAAATGGTGTATTGTCCCAGTAAAGGAAGGCAACATTACTCCGTACATGGATATTGAAGAAGTTGCCGGAAATAGAAAGCATGTGATCTTGATGGACAATAATGTTTTAGCTTCAGGGTATGGATTACAGCAGATCGAAAAGATCGTTTCTATGGGGTTTCGAGTTGACTTTAATCAGGGTTTAGACGCTCGGTTAGTAACTGATGACATAGCCCGGCTTCTGGCTTGCGTGAAATGGATAAAGCGTATCCGATTTGGTTGTGATACGCCTGGACAAATCGCGGAAGTGGAAAGAGCCGCAAAGCTGATTGACAAATACGGTTTCAAAGGTGAATACTTCCTATACTGCATCTTGATGGACTTTAAAGAGTCGTTTCACAGGGTCAATTATTGGAAAAGCGTTAGCCGGCGATTTGTACCGCATTGTCAACCCTTCCGGGATCTGAACAACCCGCGCCAAATTATCCCACAATGGCAGAAAGATATGGCTCATTGGGCTGACCGGAAGGAACTCTACATGAGTTGTGATTTTAAAGACTTTACCCCGCGCAAGGGATTTAGGTGTAACGAATATTTTAAAAAGGTATGAATATAGATACTGAATTTAACGTAGGAGATAGCGTATGCTATCTGAGCGGGGATAACATTATCCATACAACTATAAGCAAAATAATCATCGAAATATCCTATGCTGATGATAGTTTCCTTATGGTTTATAAGCTGTCAGATGGACTTAGTGTACCCAGAAACAATTACCCCAAATGGGATAAAAGACTTTTTAAAGACAAAGAGAGTTTGATAAAATATTTATCTGAATCGTAACTACTAAAAAATAATGAGTCACTTTTGCTTAACAGGAAACAAATGTGACTCATTAATAATGCAATTGAATTAATTTATTGTTTTAAATTCATTATTACTGATTTTACAGATAATATTAAACACTCTAATTCAATGAAATTAGAATACAATAAAATCATTCTATATATTGAGTTTAGAATACAAGGGAGAAAAGCATTCTCCCTTGCTCTAAAAGTTAATAAACTTTCTGGCCTTTGTAATTTACAACACAATTGTAAATTGCAAGTTCACCAGCAACATCACCGATGCGTTTACAATAATTGTAAGCACCCCTTGCAGAAGAGAACTGTCCTCTTCCATGGAGGTAAATCAAACCTCCATTCATATTCGCACCAATACATGCGGCTATGAAAGGTTGGTATTTTTTTGCCATAATTTATAATCCTGAGGGTTTGTTTATCTCAAGGACTACAAAGATAAATCAAAATTCTAATCTTTATTATATATCTTAGTGAAAAATGGAGATATGAAAGAGTATTGCTGTATTATCTGTAATAAAAAGACTGTATCAGTGATCAAAACAGAAGAAGGATATATCTGCTATAACTGTTACTCTGATAAAAATAACCCTCCAAAACAAAAGCAACACCATGATAACGAAGAAGCTCGGATTCAGTCGGAGTTTTTCAATAAGGTTCCTTTATTCTTCCCGAACCTACCGGATCGACTTCTTTTTGCTGTCCCGAACGGTGGTAGCCGGCATAAAATAGAAGCGGCTAATATGAAGCGCCAAGGTGTTAAACGTGGAGTGGCCGATGTAATCCTTCAGATACCGAAAAAGGGATATGCTTCTCTTTGTCTAGAGTTCAAGACATCTACAGGTAAACAGTCTGCAGAGCAAAAGGAATACCAACGCCAGGTTGAAATGGCAGGTAGTAAGTATGTGATTGTTCGGAGTGTGGAGCAGGCTATTCGGGAACTGCAGCAGTATCTTGGTTAATAGATTTCCTCTGTTATATCTTAGAATAAAAGTTATGGCTGAATTGAAGTATGACCCTCGGAATTATCGTATCCACACGGATAAGAATAAAAGACTTATTAAAAAGAGCCTGGAGGACTGTGGAACCGGTCGTTCTATTCTTCTGGATAAGAACGATGTTATTATTGCTGGGAATGGCGTTTATGAGCAGGCTTTAGAACTGGGGTTGAAAGTCCGAATTGTTGAGTCTGATGGAAATGAATTGATAGCGATCAGAAGAACGGATTTGTCTACAGAGGATGAAAAAAGAAAGCTTTTGGCTCTGGCTGATAACCATACATCGGACACTTCTATGTTCGATTTTGCAGCCGTAGTTGAAGATTTCAGTATTGACGAACTTGGTGATTGGGAGTTGGAGCTTCCATTTGATGATATGCCGACGGATGTGGATCGTTTTTTTGAGGGAGCAGATAAAGTAGAGAATAAGAGAAAGACGATGGTTTGCCCTCATTGCGGAAAGGAAATAGAGCTATGATCTTATATCTTGCCGGTTATAAACCTTGTGCCAAACGATGGAACCTTGATACGAAAGATATCTATCTCTTAAGTTCTTTTTGGGAGCATAAATCGGGACATTATGGTGGTTATGTCTGTCAAGAGAAACATATTCTTGATAGCGGTGCGTTTTCAGCCTTTTCCGGAAAGAATAACAGTTTTGATTGGGATGGCTATGTCAAGAAATATGCTGACTTTGTTCTGAAAAATAACATTCAACGCTTCTTTGAGCTGGATATAGATGTTGTTGTAGGGCTGGAGAAGGTCGAGTATTACCGTAAATATTTGGAAGATCGTACAGGGCGGCGGCCTATTCCTGTTTGGCATGCAAGCCGGGGGAAGGATTATTTTATTCGGATGTGTGAAGATTATCCCTATGTTGCGATCGGTACGACCTCTGCGATGGAAGAGGGTAGGCGGATAAGAGGTAATCCCATGATATTAAAATGGTTTATCGATCAAGCTCACTCTGTCGGTACCCGTATTCATGGGCTTGGATTTACAGATACGATATTTCTTCCTTTTTTGAAGTTTGATAGCGTTGATAGTACGACTTGGTTGTCCGGTTCCAGATTTGGGCAGATTTATTTCTTCAATGGCAAGCAAATGATATATCGTAATCCTCCCCAAGGGATGAGGGCTAAGAATCATGATTTATCGAATAGACACAATTTTAATGAGTGGATAAAATTTCAAAGGTATGCGGAACGATACTTATAACAAGAAAGTCCTTCTGTATTCAGGAGGTATGGATAGTTGGTTGATAGACAAACTCTGGAAACCGGATATAAGGCTTTATGTCGATATGAATACCCATTATTCAAAAGAGGAAATGAAGTGTCTTCCGGATGATATCATCATTGAGAGGTTGGATTTATCAAAGTGGGAACGTGAAGATAAGATTATCCCTCTCAGGAATATGTATTTGATCGGTATTGCGACGAACTATGGCGATGAAATCTGTTTGGGAGCGACAGCGGGTGACCGTGTTCTTGATAAATCGCCTGTATTTGCCGAGTTGTATGAGGACTTACTCGGCTATCTCTACCAAAAACAACATTGGACAGAAAAACGAACGATCAAGATAAACTTGGACTATAAAGCATATACCAAGACTGAGTTGTTGAAGCAATATATAGCTCAAGGAGGTAATATTAGTGAAGCGTTTAGTTCATCGTTCAGTTGTTATGCTCCTGTTGATGGGCACGAATGTTGGAACTGTAAACCGTGTTTCCGTAAATTTATTGCTTTTGCGTTGAATGGATATCCGTTTTCCATGGATGTAATCGGCTGGAATATATCTTATATAAAACATGAAATACTTCCTTTGATCGAATCTGGCGAGTATGGCCGGAAACGGGAGGAGGAAGAGATAAGACAGGTATTAACTCTTTATCGATAAAAATCGTATGTATACAGTAAGGAAGCGTCTAGAGATATCGGCGTCTCATCGTCTGAGTCTCTCTTATGCGAGTAAGTGTGAGAACTTGCATGGGCATAACTGGATCGTAATCGTTTGGTGCAGGTCTATACAGTTGAATCCAGATGGTATGGTTGTCGACTTTGCCCATGTCAAGCGAATGATCCAGGAGAAACTAGATCATAAGAACTTGAATGAGGTATTATCGTTTAATCCGACAGCGGAAAATATAGCGAAGTGGATCTGTGACCAGATACCTCAATGTTTTAAGGTGATGGTTCAGGAATCAGAGAATAATATAGCGTGGTATGAAGAAGATAAATGAGATTTTTTACAGCATTCAAGGTGAAGGCTACTTTACTGGTACGCCAGCTGTTTTTGTTCGCTTCTCTGGATGTAACTTGAGGTGTCCGTTCTGTGATACGGAACACAAAGAAGGCAAGATGTTAAGTGATGATGAGATTATTGCGGAAATAAGGCGTTATCCGGCTTTGCATGTCGTATTGACAGGCGGAGAGCCTTGTATGCAGGTTACATATGATTTGGTTGATAAGATCAAGGCCACTGGCCGATTTGTTCAGATAGAGACAAATGGAACTTTGGTTCCACCTGTAAATATAGACTGGATTACGTGTTCCCCAAAAGAGGGCGGTAAAACAGTCGTGATCAACCCTAATGAACTGAAGGTAGTCTATACCGGACAGGATATGTCGCAATATGATAAATATTCAGCGGGAGTATATTATTTGCAGCCTTGTTCCGGCCGGAATACGAAGGAAGTTATTAACTATATTAAAGAGTATCCGAAATGGAAGTTAAGCTTACAAACACACAAGATATTGAATGTGCGATAAGAACGATCCTTTCTTTTATAGGCGAGGATCCTTGTCGGGAGGGCTTGAAGGGAACGCCGGATCGTATCATAAGAATGTGGAGAGAGATTTTTCGTGGATATGATCTGTCACAAGTGCCTAAAATAACGGTCTTCCCAAATGGCGTGGATGGCCTTTCTTGTAATAGTGTTATCGCTGATTCAGGTGGATTTTATTCAATGTGTGAACATCATATGATGCCTTTCTTTGGGAAGTATTGGTTTGCTTATATTCCTAATCCCAAAGGAAAGATACTGGGTATATCGAAAGTTGGTCGTGTCGTTGATTATTGTGCGGCACGGTTACAGGTACAAGAGCGATTAGCGAAAGATATCATCGTGATGCTCCAAGATGCGTTAGGTTCGGAATATCCGCCTTTAGCAATGGGTATCGTATTGGAAGGGGAACACTTGTGTAAGTCGATGCGTGGTGTAAAGAAAGAAGGTAAAATGCGTTCTTCTTTCTATTTTGATAATGGAAGTTTACCTGAATTGAGGGCAGAATTGTCCCGATTCGTTAGTTTTGGTTGATTATGACAGAGAAGAATGAAGTAAAAAAGAAAAGTAGGGGGCGTAAATCTGAATATAGAGAAGAATATGCAGAGCAGGCTCTAAAGCTTTGTTTGTTAGGTGCAACAGATAAAGAAATAGCCGAGTTCTTCTCTGTCTCAGAACAAACGCTTAATAGTTGGAAGAAGAAGTTCCCTCAATTTCTTGAGTCCTTAAAAAAGGGAAAGGCTGTCGCTGATGCTAATGTCGCTTCGAGACTTTACAGTCGTGCGATTGGCTACGATGCCAAGGCAACGAAGTTCGCTACCAATGAGGGCCGGATTACGGATAAAGTAGAGTATATCGAGCATTATCCTCCGGATACGACAGCCGCTATTTTTTGGTTGAAGAACCGGCAGCCGGCTAAGTGGCGTGATAAGAAAGAGGTCGAGAACCTTGTTAAGCTGGGGGATGAATTGGAATCGATGTCGGATGAAGAATTAGAAGCAATTATCCGTGGCGAAAAGGAGTAAAAGAGACATATTAATCAGGCA